TTCACAGCACGTTCAATTTCATCTACAGGATAGACTCGTTGATTAGCATTGCGAATACCACCTTGGATAGCAATACCTTTTAAATAAAGGCTTTTGCCATCCTTATCATCCGACTACATAACGATGCCGGATTGATCAAAACTTAGGTGTTCTCTTAGATAAGATACTTTCATCCTAGTGCTCTAATTAATTAGCTGGCTTTAAGAATTGCTTTACAGGACTAACACTGGTTTGACCAGCTTTATCACCTGTACCAGAACCAACTGGACCTGCGGTCTTGTTGTTGCCTGGGTAACCAGAACCTTGCTTGCTTAGTGTCTTAACACCGGACTTTTTACCGTCAACGTTGTTTAAACCGCTAGCAAACTTTTCACCACCGGTTTTTGTAATACCGTTGTTTACTTTATTAGGGCTTGTACCAGTGTTGCTTTGACCTTCTGTAGAACCTTGTACCAAGTTTCTACCATTTACATTTGCAGGACCTGGCTTGTTTTTACCAGAAGCAATTGGGCTACGTCCTTCAACTGGAGCACCTTCTTTGTCACCAGAACCAGAACCTACGTACTGTCCTTGACTTTTTTGGCTACCAGACTTATCCCAGTCGTTACCAACTTTTTCTGTGTATTCACGTGTGATACGACGACCTTCAAATGCTGGCTTACCCATCATCATACCTTCGTCTTCGTCATCAGCACCCATTTTATCTTTTCCCATTTCTTCATCACCAAATCCCATGTTGGAGTTTTCACCACCTTGGGCTTGTTCTAATTGAGCAAAGGCTGCTTCAAGTTCTTGAATAGCAGTTTTGATATCCATGATTGCATTATCTTCTTGTTCTTCTGGATCTTCTTCACCACCCATATCATCGCCACCAATTTCACTACCAAGATCATCAGTAGCATCACCAGATCCGCTCATTGGATCGTGTTCGTCACCAGCTTCCATACTGTAAGAATCTTCTAGATCCATGGACTCGTCCATTCCTTCTTCGTCATCTTCTTCAGCACCTTCATCAACTGATTCGTCATCTTCTTCAGCGGCTTCATCCATATCGTCATCGGCTGCTTCGTCCATTTCTTCTTCGGCTTCTTCAGCGATTAGATTTTCATAAATTTCTCTAGATTTCTCAACAACGATAGAGTGGAAAAGTTCTTGGGCTTTTTCACTTTCTTCATTAACGATGAGATCTAATAGTTGTTCAAACTTTGTAGACATTGCGTGTATTCTCCTTAATTAGATTGCGCGGCAAGGCTGTATTGTGTATCTATTTAAACATATTTAAATAAAGGCACACGAAACAGGCCTAAAACGAGTCATTATTGATCGTTTGTGGCATTTTTTTGACAGATTTTATTAAATTTAGCAAATTTATGCTGCTGGTGCTGCCTCAGGAGGAGGTGCTGCATACATTTTTCTTACTAATCCTAATTCTTCTTTTTTCTCTTGTTCTCTTGCATCTCCAGCTTTACGTAAGTCGTTTAACATACGTAGGGTGAGTCTAGTTTTACGAAGATCTTTTGACTTTAATACACTAGTATCATTGTCAGTATTATATCTCAAATCATCAATCTGACCTGATTGTTTACCATCGAAATATATAAATTCGTTTAATAGCATATTAATATTTATGCTGCGGGCGGTGCTTCTGGAGGTGCTGCACCCGCACCTTCTGCGCCTGCTTCAGGTGGAGGTGGTTCTGTTGCAGCATTTAAACCTGATATGTCCGCATTCATACCATTGGCTGTAATACCTACACTTCTAAGTTCTGCACTTGCTGGCAATGTAGCATCATCATCTACATTTTCTTCACGCCATAATTTTTCATTTTCTGCAACTTCTTCTGCACTTAACCCTAAGAAACGTTTAAGTGCAAATCTTTTGCTAATCTGCGGAATAGCAATCATAGTTCCAAATGTACTAACCCTAGCAGTATCCATTTCTGCCTGACGATATGCAGCAAAGTTCTGTGGAGGATTAAATTTAACTTCAAAAATATTGCTATCTACATTGATTCCTTTATTATGTAGATAAAGTTTAAACTCTGTATCAAACTGATCATTCATTAAGGATTGTAATCGTTCGCAGTATTTGTTGAACCGTAACTCTTGTATATAGGCTGTCCCAACTCGTCCGTCATTGAACGAACTGCCGCCGTCATCTGCACCAGTAGGTAGATAACTGCTGGGAATACGCAAAGCTCTAAACAATTTATTAGTAAAGTAACGTAGGTCATCAATTTCTCCTAAGTTGGTTCCGCCTGGTAATACTTCAACTTTACTACCTCTTCCCTCTGCGGTTTGTGGGAAAAAGTAATCTTCATTTATACTCAGTGGGTTATATCCAGCATCTACTACACTTTGACCACCCCCTGTAGCACTTGGAATACGGCGTTGATTTACTTCATTTTTAACACGCTCAACGAATCCCATAGCCAAATGGCTGGGCATGTTACCCACGTCAATGTAAAACACCCTGCGTTCTGGAGCACGTTGTATGCGATAAATTAAAATTGCATCTTCTAATAATTCTTTTTGTTTATATACTTTAAATACACTTTCTAACAAACTTGTGCCAAACGGAAAGTTATTATCAAGACCTTCACTCATGCTAATATGTATAACATGACGTGCATCTATTGCATATTGATTTTCATTTCTTGTAAATCTACTTCCGGAAACATTGCTAGGATACGATCCAGTCATTCCCCTACTACCTCCCGCTCCACCTTGACCTGTACCATATCCGCCGCCAGCATATTGACTGCCGCCACCAGTAATATTACTTGGGTTAATCGCAGTTGTTGCTAATGTTTCTAAATTAGGATTAAAGTCACGAATCATATACTGCTCAGGTTTTTTACCTTCTGACTCATTGACAATAATGCGATCTACTTTGTTAGGATCTATGTACATCCATGATTGTGTTTCAGGGTCTCTAACAAAGAAAGTATCACCATATTTGAAACTGTTACGAACAATTTTAAAAATTCTAGTTTGAAATTTGTTTAGTTTAGTCCATTGTTGCATGTACTTTCTAATAATTTTAATTTCAGTGGTAGTAGCCTGTTCTTTAAAAAATATACTAAATGGAGTTCCATTTTCTTCGTTAGTTTGACTGCAAAATTCAGCTAAAATATCTAAGGCAGCATTAACTTCGCTGTCTGCATCCATAGTATCATATTGACCATAACGCTCTAAACGATTTGGATGTCCTGAATAAATGTCAGGCAGATAACTAGAATAATTGCGGTGAGTAGGATTAGCACGGTCAGTCTCCATGCTTCCGCTTATAGGACTTAACGTTCCTGAAGCATTAACTGGAGTAAAATACTTTTTCCATGCCATTATAGGTTTCCTTAAAATTTAAACTGATTTCCGGATAAAGATTTAGTAGCACTAACAGTTTGTTTGCTATAATCTGCAATATCTTTAAGTTGAATTAACATATCTTGTGTGCTTTTATTTAACAGATCTAGTGTTTTAGTAAATTTTTCTAAAGACTGTGTTGTTTTTGACCTATAAACTTCATGATCTTTATCCATTTGATTTAATGATTGTACTTTATTATTTGTTTCACTCTTATTCAATCCGCCTAACATTTCGTTAAGTCTGCTTAGTGGTAAAATAGCTTCAGGCTCTTTACCTTCACCTATCATTCCGATAGTAGGTTTAGTAGCAATACCACCTAATGCATGTTGTGGAATATCACCTGGACCCATTACTGCTTCACCTGTTTTTTTACCCAACCACCCACCAGCATATGCACCTATCAACGGTCCTGCTATGAGAGAGATACCTGCAGTGAATGGGGCTAGTGCCAATCCAATTGCACTGCCAAGTGCTCCACCTGCTGCGCCACCTGCTACTTCTCCAACTGCACCGCCTCGTTCTTTAGATGCTTCTTCTTTAGATATATCACCCATTTTTTCTTTTCTACTAATATCAACTAAATCACTACCTAAAGAAAACAAACCTGCGATTGTGCCAACCCATCCTGCGCCTTTAAGAACTTTTAATGATTTTGCAGAAGCTGCCGCACTTTCTGCTGCTGCTCTTGCAGCTTCCTGTGCAGCACGGCCTTCTGCCACTCTTGCTAATCTTTCTGCTCTATTTGCAGGTACTCCTGTTCCAGGCGGCTTTGGAGCTGGTTTGGGAGTTTTACCTTTAGGATTTCTTTCAAAAGGATCACTCATTCCGCCGGAGTTGCCGACAACAATTACATACATAGGATTATTTTTAGATCCAAGAGTCTCAGATAATCCTAAAAGTCCCCCCATTCCTAGGCCGCCAGTTGGTCCTTTGCCGCCTGCTGCCTTAGCACCTGAAATTGCTTCTATTATTTTTCTAGACTTTTCAATAACCAACCATGCTGCTAATGCAGCAGTTAAACCTATTGTAACATTTTTAAACTCAGCTAACACTCCTACAACTGCACCAAATCCCCTAACTAACAGATTTATAGCAGGAGTCAATAATTGTAATGCAGGTAGTACAGCTGACATTATAGCCTGACCCATTTCTTGAACAGCTTTTTGTGTTTTTACAGCATTAGCAACTTCGGTATCTGCTAGTGTTTTTTTCTTAGCGTCCTGATCTAATGCTTTAGTTATTTGCTCATCGGTCATCTTTGAAAATCTTGTAGCATTTTTTTGACTAACTTCAGTTTGTTTTGCTACATCTGATCCCATCATCCCTAATGCAAATTGCATCTCCAATGGAAACTTTTTCATGTCTTGTTGATTTGCACGGACGCTGGTTACAAATTCTTTATTTTGATCATCTAAAGTTTTACTACTATCTGTAACATTCTTTGCAGAACGCATGACAGATTCATTAGTTTTACCCATAGTAGCAGTGAACATCTGTGCTTCTTTGGTAATAGGTGGAACACCCATAATCTTAGATTGGAATGCATCCACTGCACCTTTACCACCTACCGCTAGTGCGTTGGCCATTCCACGTAATGCTTTGTCTTTTTCTTCAGGACTCATCTGTGCTAATTTTGCTTCAAATGCAGCATTCTTAGCACGTTCTTTCATTTCTTTATCTAAGTCTTCCCTGTTCTGTCCTGTAAGATCTGCAAGACCTTGTAGTTGAGACATATACGCAGTAGCACCTTTAATAAGCCCTTCGGTATTTTCCATCTCCTTCTTACTTCTACCACCGGATGCTGCAAGATAACTTGCTAGGCCTTGATTAACTTGTTCTGTGGTATAACCCAACTCTCTTAAATAATCACCTGCTTCGCTTTTTAATAAATCATGACTTAATTTAGTAAATGCTTTTGCACCACTATTAACATCTCCTCCTAGATTTGCAAATACAGCACTATTATCTTTCATTACTTTTGCAAATTGATCTAATGTTAGATAAGAGTTCTGTGCGGCCATCCGCATATCCATTAGACTTCCGTTAAAATTAACCCCACCTTGCGATATTTGTTGATATACTTCTAAATTCTTTTCTTGAAATTTTGCTAATCTTCCAAATAAATCAGCTACTACTCCTATACCGTACGGTAATCTAGAGAATGCTGAAAATACATCACTAGCTTTATCAGTGCCATCCATTAATTTTCCAATTAATGGAGTCATAGCATTATCAAGTTTTCTAAATCCGTTTTCAACTACAGAAGTACCAACTCCTAATTTATAAAGCCAGGTAGTGCTATCTTTAGAAGAGCCACCTAAATCTCTTATACTATCGTGTGTTGATCTAATCAGCGCAGGGTCTAATCCTGCTTTAGCCGCTATTTTACTGATGTTTTCTATCGATTGTTTATTTGCAGACAGAGTTGCTTGCAATAAAAGTCGTAAGGTTGCTTCAGTAGCTGCATTATTCAGAGCTACTCGTTCAGAGCCTATTGTACCGGTAACGTCAGCAGCCATTCTTTTTTAGTAATAAACTACGTATATAAATAAGTGTTATAGATCGTATCTTTTATTTATTCGGAGACAAATGTATGGAATCATACCCAAATCAACATAACCCACTAATCTCATTTATGAGACAACCAAAAATTTTTATAAGGTTGCCCAGCAATGGAGATTACTGGCCGGCAGGTAGTTTAGAAATTTCTGAAACTGGAGAATATCCTGTATATTCGATGACTGCTAAAGATGAACTCATGTTAAAAATTCCAGATGCAGTTATGAATGGTCAAGCAGTAGTTGAAGTATTACAACACTGTATGCCAAATATTAAAAATGCATGGCTGATTCCTCAAATTGATATAGACATCGTACTAATTGCTATTCGATTAGCAACTTACGGTGAAAAAATGACTACTCCAATTACTATCACCGAAGAAGAAGAAATGGATTATGTAGTTGATCTACGGGAAGTAATGGATACCTTACAAAATCAAATTTCTTGGAATCCTATAATTCCTGTTAATGAAAATTTGACAGTTTTTGTACGTCCAATGAATTATAAACAGATTAGCGAAACAGCATTAAAAACATTTGAAACACAAAAAATTATGCAAATTGCTAACGATTCTAACATGGATGAAGATACCAAATTAGAAGCATTTAAAGAAAGTTTTAAAAAATTAACTGATGTTACGCTAGGTATGGTCCAATATGGAATTTATAGAGTTGATACTACTGAGGGAACAACTGAAAACCCAGAATTCATTAAAGAGTTTATTGATAATATAGATAAAAACATTTTTAATACTATACAATCACATATTGACAAATTAAAAGAACAAAATTCAATTAAACCTATAAAAATTTCTGTAACCGAATCAATGAAAGAAAAAGGTATAACAGGAGAGTTTATAGAGATTCCTATAACATTTGATCCTGCAACTTTTTTCGTCTAAGGCTTTTGAATCTTGATCTTGAAGGGATCAACAAACTAATTCAAGATTATGAAAAAGATACAAAAGCCTTAAGAGAAGAACTTTTTAGACTTTGTTGGTACATGCGAGGAAGTTTATCTTTTACAGAAGCGTTTTCATTAAGTCTTGAAGATAGAGAACTTATTGCAAAAATTGTTGAAAGCAATTTAGAAACTACAAAAACTTCTCAACTTCCGTTCTTTTAAATTTTCATTCCTAAGAAGTTACTATGGAATGTTTTACTTTCTGTAGTAGGAGCAGGTGGTGTTCGTAATGCATTAATTTTAGATGCTGCATAATCAACAACCTTTGCTTTATCTCTAGGCCTAACTTTAGAAATTGAAGTTATTGCTTGATCAACTTCTTGTCTAGCTTGTTGGGACGTCATACGAGTATTTGCCGGCGGAACTGGTGCCGGTGGTGCCGGTGGTGCAGGAGGTACAGGTGTTGGTGGAACTGGTGCAGGTGGAACTGGTGCAGGAGGAACCGATGTCGGCGGTACGCTTGTTGTATCAGTAGCAGTTGAAGTAGCAGTTGATCCTCCGCTAGCATCTTTATATCCCTGCTTAAAATCATTCCATCCTGTTCGAGCTGAATTTACAGCACCACCTACACTTCTTCCTAAGAATGAGCCAATACCATCATCTAGCTGATGTTTTTCTAAGATTAAATCATTTATACGCATGGGAAATATATCCTTTTCATGATTTATTTATATTATATAATGAGCTAACGCTCATTTGCTCTATCGCTAATCGCTCAGAGCATTTAGTTTCTTCTTTAGAAGAATTTAATATTATCCAGATTCTTTGGTCACAATTCGCCCGCTCAAGGGCGAAAAAAGACATTATCCGAGTTCGAACAGTCACTTAGTGTTAGAGCGATTACAGTGGCGGTTGTCCTATACCACGAGCTCCGTCTTCATACAACGGCAATTTACATATACACACTAACATATATGTAAATCCAGGGTGTTTCTCCCTTCCTTTTGCCTATACAATCATCTTCAAACAACTAAATCGCAGGGCTTGATAGCGATCCTCATCCTTTCGGGTAGTAGTTGAGTACTCTTATCGGCAAGAGATTTCCCTCCCTGTGATCCAAAATCCAGGTTTCCGGGCACCAGAATTTAGCAGGTGCGAGCCTTGTAACCGATTAACTGAGCCTAAATTTTATTTTTTATATGAGAGCCATGGACACGGACAGATATTTGTCCGTTATAATATTCATTTGATTCTAATACTTTGCGGTCGAATTGTTCGCGGGCCTCAACGTAAGATGTTTCTGCTTTACTTTTACAATAGTGTAATATTTCTCTTGTGAAGTTTTCTTTGCCTAATAACTCAACATCTTTGTTAAGTTCTATGTTTGAGCCATAATACTCTTGCCAGTCGCTATCTATTTTGCTTCTGATCTTCTTTTTCTTTTTTGTGCCGTTCTTTAACTTTATAGTCTTGTAGGTCGTTTTACTAAATTTTGCTAATTTTTTACCAATATAGAGCCTGCCCGAAGTATTGCAGGAGATAAGATAAACAAATCCTACACAATCTTCGGGCAACTCTGTAACTATAGCACCTTTATGATACCAAGTCATTAATTATTTTGCTGCCTTAGCTTCCTTGCGAGCATTCTTCTCAGCAGTGATTTCATTGCGGCGGGCTTTAACGGCCTTGCTTAATTCACCTAATGCTTTACGAGCACGGGTTCCGGCAGCAGCATTACCTGCTTCAAACTTAGCGTCCTCTGCTAAGAATGCTTCCATTTGATCTTTAATTTGTTGTGTTGATGACATTTGTTTTTCCTTTTGTTGGTGGTCTTCCACGTTTTTTTGGCAAAGATTTTATCCTTGCTGCTTCTCTTTTTTCTGCTCTAATGCCGTCTTTAACATTTTTTCTATATTCTCGACTAACTGTGGCAGATAATAATCTCATCTTTTTTTCTATATCTATCATTCCCTTGATACTTTTTCGAGTATCAACACCATTTTTACTGCTAGGACTATTGATAAATGTATGATGATAGTTATGTAAATCTACAAAGTGAGATACTAATTGTGAGTATAACTCCTTATATTTGTTCAGTTGTTCATTCGACATAATCTATATCATTTGAATAGCTGGTAAAACCGTTTTCTTTGATTACTCTTAAAACATTATTAACTCTACCTACTAATTCATCCTTGTGGCTAATCAAGTATATATTCTTATTTCGTTCTCTGGCCATCTTTTTTAGGACTGCTAGGGCACTTTCTACACCTGCACTATCCATTCCGGCATCTACTAATTCATCAATAAACAATAAATTAATACTTTGATATAATCCTTCCCAAACATCTCGGAAAGCAAAACTCATACTTAGGATCAATCGATTACGCTCACCTCTGCTTAAATTATCAAAATCTAAATCTTGACCTAGCTGAGTAATCTCAACTGTAAGGTCATTTTGAAAAATTACTCGATGAGGTAATCCAAGTTTATCAATGTAGTAGCTTAGACGTTTATTTAGATAGCTTAAATTTTGATCAATAATCTTTTTACGGATAAAACTATCTTTGTTAGTTAATAGTTTATGTAAAAATTCTTGATGATCTTTAAGTTTAGTTAATGAATTAATAATATCCCAATTAATTTCTTGAATAGCGGTCTTTTTTAATTCTTCTATTTGTTCTTCATATGGGTTTAATTCGTCTGCCCTGGTAGTTAAACTCTTTTCAAGACTATCTAAATTATTTTTATGCCCTAATGCTTCTGCTTCTGTATCATAGAATGTGTTAGGTCTGCGAGGAATATCACCATCACCTATCTCATCTACAATCTTTAGCAAGTCCTGCGATACTTTATCAAAGTATTTTGTTGCTTCGGTTAGATGTTGCTGTGCAACATTGGTCATTTCTTCATGTTTATGATCATGAAGTTCTTGTTCGCAAGCATGACAAGTCTTATTTGCTAGACTGGCTAACTCTTTCTCATATTTCTTAACAGTTTTCTCAGCCTGGCCCAATGCGGATTGTAGTGTTGCTGATTGTTTATTAAGCCCCTGTATCTTTGTATAATGATCGTTCCAAAGTTTAAGTTCGGCATGTGCTGTTAATTCTGCTTCAATCTCAACTGTTTCTAATCGCATCATAGCACGACCAATGTTTTCTATATCTGCGGTCTTTTTATTTTCCCATGCACTACTCTTAATACCTAAACTATCAATACTTTTCTGTACATTTTCGTTTGCACCCTTAATGCCTTCTATCTTATATTGTTCAGCAGTGATAAATTCTTTACTTTCTTTTATTTGCAATTTAAGTATTTCTGCTTTTTCCGACAATAAAGTAATACCTAACAGTTGTTCAATAATTTCACGCTGATCAGCAGCCTTCATAGACAAGAACGGTTCAGTATATGTGTTAAGAGCAACTAGATGCTTGAACATAGTATGTGACATTTCAAGCATTTGTTCAATTGCTTTCTGTGTTTCTCTACTATCTCCTTGACTATCGTCCTCTGATTCTTCAGTTTTTAATTGATTATCATTAACAAATAGTTTTAATACATTGGGCTTACGACCTCGTTCGATGCGATATTTTGTATTATTCTTTTCAAACTCAACAGTAACTAACAT